ACGCCGAGCCGCAGGCGGATGCCTTGCCGCGCGCAGTCGTGGTCTGCGGTGATCGTCGTTGAGCTCCAGAGGCTCACGCCACACTCCAGAGCCACCAAAGGGCGAACACCACGAAGAGAGAGCCCATGACGCCGAGGAGGACGAAGGCGAAGTCGTCGTCATCGCGCGGGGCCTCGTCTCCGATGTAGTCGAGGTGTTGCCCATGCCTGCGGACCTGGCCGACGTAGACGGGGCGCTCCCGGTCTTCGGCGTCGCGGAGTGCGGCGGTGGCGTTGTCGAGGGGCGTCATCGGAGCACCACCCAACTGCCATCCGGCAGAGTCCCGCGCCGCGTCGTCCTGACGGTGCGCCCGTCCTTGAGGTCTACGACGGCGTACCCGTCAGTCCCGCAGACCATCGACACCACGCCGGGCACACCATCGAGGGTCACTTCGTCTCCGAGGATGAGCTGCGGGCGGTGCTCGCGGCCCTTCCAGTAGTGCGGGAGGTCCCATCCAGCCTTGCGCGCCCTGTGCGCCCGCATACGGACGGAGGCGACCTTGATGCCGAGGGCGCTGGCCACGCCGTGCGTGTTGCCCTGGTGGGCGCTCCAGGCGCTCAGGAATGCGGTCATCGTGCTGCCGGTCATGCCCAGCACCTCGCGCCGCCCCACGTCGGGTCGCTCATCCATGGCATCGGAGCCATCGGCGCAGGCCCCTGCGTCGGCTCGACTGCGGCAACCGCAACCACGGGCTGGCCATGCGTCGGCTTTCGCGCGCCCTTGAGTTTGACGGTCCACGTCTTGAGCTTTCCGCTCACACGCCTGGTACGTGCGACGGTGATTGCGAAGTAGGCGTCATCAGGCCGAGCCCCGATCCACCGAAGAAGCTGGGCGGCGCTCCGCGCGCCAAACTCGACCGTGCCAACACGCCGGTTGACGATCTGCGCGACCTCTCGCGACGAAAGCATCGCCTGAGTCTGGTGGCGGTCGGCCAGTTCGCTGGCCAGTGCCGCCGCAGCAACCTCGCGGCTGGCGGTGTTGCAGGCGGTCATCGCGGCGCCCCTTCTTCGGCGTCCCACTTCCGCAGGGTGTCGAGGTGCTTGACGGCGATGCGCGACGGGATGGCGCCGGCGCTGTGCGGCCCCTGGGCCACGACGGACAGCAGCGGGCGCGAGGACGAGCGGGGGCACCATTCGGCGTGCTCGCGCTCTTCGACGGCATACCGCTCGCAGTGGGGGCAGAGCTCCGCGCCTTCGATGTCGAGGACCTCGGCAATGTCGGCGGCGTTCTGCCTGGCGCACGCGCTGCAGACGCGCTCCCGGCGCGACAGCGGCTCGGCGTGGCATTGCGGGCAGATGTCGTCGTCGGCCATATCGTAGGGCGGTCGCGGCGTGTCGCCGTAGTCGCTGATGCTCATTCTGCATCCTCCAGGCCCCGCACGAGGCGGTCGGCGAAGAGAGGCCGAAGCGCGGCGAATGGGTCGTGCATGCCGGGGTCCCGTAGCTTGAGAGTCGAGCGCATGGAGGCGAGCGCCTCAGCGAAACTGTCGCCCGTCGTCTCATAGGCGATCGTGTCGTAGAGCCCGACGTTACGGCTGGAGCGCCACGGCTTGTTGGGGCCTTTGAGCCAGACGGACGCAGCCCTGAGATCGGCGTCGATGCTGATCACGAGGTAGCAGTGATAGACGATGCCCTTCATAACTCCTCCGAGAGCACCCGCGCACATTCGCGGGCGTTGATGATGGCGACATCGCGGTCGCCGGTTGACTTGAACTTGCGGCGCAGGTTGTTCGACTCGGCGTCGTACACGCGGACCTCGCGCCCGCCGAGACCGGCGAAGCGGAAAACGTAGGCGTCGAAGCCGTGCCCAACGTCGATGCGTGGGGTGTATTCGAGACGGGCGGTCATCGACTGAGCCAATCAGCGAGCCCGCGCACCCCGTAGAACACCGGCTTGCCCGCAGCCATGGCGCGGTCTACCTCGCGGTCTGCCCCCGGCGACTCCCCATCCAGGCGCCAAACAGCGTCGGCACGGTCCAGCATGGCGAAGTCGATGTTCATCCAGAACTCGTAGTCATGCGGGCTGATGGTGTGCCAGAGGTGGAAGAGGTGCGGCACGAACGGGACGGCGCCGAGGCCGACGACCGACTCCCCGGCAAACACCGCATCTCGGACGTTCGTTACAGGGTCTGGCGCCGTGTACGGGCCGGCGATGAAGATGAGCGGGCCACCCATCAAAACATCGCCTGCTGGGCCTTGCCCGTATCGACGGTGGCCAGGTTGCGGCACGCCTGCCCGTAGTAGGAATCCTTGAGCTCGACGCCGACGAAGCGGCGCCCCTCCTCCAGTGCGACGTAGCCCTCGCTCCCGATGCCCATGAACGGGCTCAGGACGGTGTCGCCAGGGTTGCTCCACAGCTTGAGCGCGCGGCGGATAACTCCGAGCTGGAGAGGGCAGATGTGCCGCTCGTCCTCGTGGTCTCGCGCGGACCGGTACTGGAGCGTGTCGTTGCTCTTGATGTCCATCCAGACGGGCGAGGCGTACTTCTGCCAGAGGCCGACGGGGAAGTCTTCGTGCGTGTGCCCGACCCGCTCGGGGTTCTCGCCAGGCTTCCGCATCGTCACGAGGTAGTCAGGGATGCCCTGCCTGCTCATGCACGAATCCTTGCGGATCTGCTTGTGGAGCAGGCCCAGCGCCTTCGTGCGCTGCATCGCAGTGACGGGGTCCTTCCAGATGCACACCTCCGAATGGAAGATCCAGCCGCACTCCACGAACCGGCGGATGAGTTCGCCTCGGAAGTCGCGGATGCCGATGAATCCGTCCCGCGCCTTCGACGTGGGCAAGTTCATGCAGTGGAAGCTGACCAGCCGCCCCGGCTTCGTGACGCGGTAGAGCTCCGCGATGAGAAACAGGAAGTGCGCGAAGAACTCGTCGTCGTCCTTGCAGTTCCCCATGTCGCGCGGGCTGGCCGAGTACGTGTAGAGCGACGCAAACGGCGGCGAGAACACGGAGAAATGGACGCTCTCGTCGGGCAGGTTCCGCACTACTTCGACGCAGTCGCCGTGGTACGCGACGAAGTTCTCGCCTTCGGTCTGGTTCAGTACGTCGATCATGCTTCCTCCATGCCGACCCATGCCGGGACGGTCATCTGCTTGCTCGGGTTGTAGGGGTTCCACTCTCGACCGCTGGCGGCGCCAATGTCGGCGCGGAGGACTTCTGACGCCCTCGCGGTCATGATCACGCTCATCCTCGCCGCAGCGGCTTCCTTGCGTCGGTAGTTGGCAATCACGGCGCCCTCGGTCTCGGCGCGGATGATGTGGACGCGCACTCTGCGGGTCTGACCGAATCGCCAGCACCGACGGATGGCCTGGTACGTCTGTTCGTAGGAGTGCGACGCTCCGAGGAAGACCATCTCGGCGCAGTGCTGCCAGTTCATGCCGAAGCCTGCGATCTTCGGCTTCGTCACGAGGACGGAGAACTCGCCGCGAGAGAAGCCGTTGAGGTGCTCGGCCTTGACCTCGGGCTTGTCTGACCCCTGGACGTTGACCGCGCCAGGGATGGCGGCGGCGATGGCGTCGGCCTCGCGGTTGTACTCGGCCCAGATGAGGACCGGACCATCGGCAGCGGCGGCAATGTCCCGTGCGAGCGCGACGCGCTTGTCGAGAGTGCCTTTACGGACAGCCCGCTGCTCGTTGAGCCCTGCGGCCTGCGGCGCGAAGAGGAAGCCCTCAGACCATGCGTCCGAGTGCTCGACTCTTAAGACGTGCTCGACCATCTCGACGGGCGGGAGTCGGTACAGAGAGCCGTCGTGCCCGAGGTCTGAGGGCGACTTGACGACGGCGCCCCACGATGCGACCCACCGCCAGAAGTCATCGACGGCGTGACCCTTCACGCGCCAGTCCTGGGTGCTTCCGCCGTCGTGACAGAAGTACTCGGCCAGCATCTCGACGCGCGACTTGACTCCGAGGAATTCGGAATGGTTGCCGAGCTCGGTGAAGTCGTTAGGGGCTGGCGTCGCCGTACACGCGAGCCGATACGGAGTGTTGGCGAATCGCTCGATGAGTAGGTTCCTCGTCTTCCCGGTGAATGACTTGAGGATGCTCGACTCGTCCAGCACGACGCCGACGAACGCGGACGGGTCGAAGTGCTCGACCATCTCGTAGTTGGTCACGGTGATGGCGTCGCCGCTGTCCTCGCGACGGTAGGCGCATTCGACGCCGAAGCGTGCGCCCTCTGCGACGGTCTGCTCGCACACTGCCAGCGGAGCGATGAGCAACACGCGCCCGACGCTAGACACGTTGCGCGCCCATTCCAACTGCATGATGGTCTTCCCCAGGCCGGTGTCAGCGAAGATTGCTGCACGCCCCTTTCGGAGAGCCCACAGCACGAGGTCACGCTGGTGCGGGAATGCCGCATCGGTGACGCCGACGACCGGCGCAGACTCGAACCGATGCGTGGCGTGCTTGCCCTGGATCCACTGCTCGTAGATGGGTGCGGCGTTCACGACGGCACCGGCATCTGCGCAAGGGCGTGAATCACGAGCGCCTTCTGGTGGGTGAACGCGCGGCCCTCGAGGACGGCGAGCGTCGCCTGCGTCTTTTCGCGCTCTTCGGGCGTCAGCCACGGTTGCGGGCGTCCCGGGGTGGTCCTCGGCGCCGGCTTCTCAATCGGCGTCAGAAGCAGCATGGCCCGAAGCGAAAGAATCGCCTCGTGGACCGTCATCGTCTCGCAGTGCTCGTTGCTCATGGCCAGGAGGTTAGGCGGTCGCGACAGTGTGCGCAAGTCTTCTTGTAACATTTGCCGATAGGGAATCCGGCGTGTACTGTCTCTCGCATGAGCAGCAAAACGCAACCGACAGCGCCCGAGAAGCTACGGGCATGGATGACCCTCAACGACGAGAGCGTGCCCGCGTTTGCGAAGGCGCTGAACGTCACGCCGAACACGGTCTATCGGTGGCTCAAGGGCGAGGTCCCGAGGCCTGCGACCGTCCGCGCCATCCACGAGCGCACCGGCATCGCGCCGGGGGTCTGGTACCGATGACCATTACCCCCGAGACCATCAACGCCGTATCCGACGACCTGGCCAGGCTGGCAATAGACCGAATCGCGGGACGGCCTGTACTTGTGTCTGTGTCAGGCGGGAAAGACAGCACCGCCGCGGCGCTGTTCCTCAAGGAGATGGGGATCCCGTTCCAGGCGGTCCACTGTGATACGGGATGGGAGCACCCAGATACGGGCGTTGATGCCTGAGTGGGAACGCCAGGCCGCTTTTGATTGTGACGTTTGGAGGCCCATACACGGATGGACGCTTCAGCAGGTGATTGACATTCACCACAGGCACGGGGTGGCGCCAAACCCGCTCTATACGCGGAATCACGAGCGGGTCGGGTGTTGGCCGTGCATCAATGGAAAGAAGGCCGAGATCAACAGAATGTCCCGTGATCTGCGGATGCCCCTTGCGGACAGGCTTCGGCCACTGGAGGACTACGCGCAGGCCACGTGGGATGAGCAGGTAAGGGAGTGGTCCGCCGTTGCCGAGGCGGCTAAAGCCGCGGGGCTCACACCAGAGGAGGCAGCTCGAAAGATGGGGAAGTCAGGCAGGGCGGATCCCGGAAAGATGCGCGTCGCCAACATCGTTTACGGCGTGCCAGACGAGCGCCCGCCGCTCAAGACGGCCTGGTTCCACAGTTCCACTCATGGCCCGATGAAAGTAGACGAGGCTATCGCGTGGTCACAAACGCGCAGAGGGGGTCCGAAAACCCTGGAGCTGTTCGCTGCGCCTGCCTCTGATCAAGGATGCATGCGGTGGGGTCTCTGTGATACGGGCGGGCGGGAGAGCCAATGACCATTACCCCCGAGACCATCAACGCCGTCAGCGACGACCTAGCCCGATTGGGCATCGTCCTCCTGAGCGCCACGTCTGAGCTCGTCGTCGCCATCGAGCGCCAGCGCGCCGGGATGACCGGCAAGGGCTTTGCCGACCGCTTCATGCTGAACAGCAAGCACTGCGGGCCGTGCCTGCTCATCGCTGACACTCCCGGCATGACGGACGGTCGGCTGCTCCACGAGATGGGGCACGCGCTCTTGTGGGTCGCGAGTGGGCGCCCGCCTGGCCACGATTGGGCCTGCTATCGCCCGGGGCCGACGAGCGGCTCATTGGCCGACACGCGGGCCACTGTCCTCGGGCTGGCCTATGCGGAGCTCCGTGGCGTCGAGTACGTCGAGTACGCAGGGGGCGTCGAACTGGTTCCGAAGGGCACCCGAAACTGGCAATGCGCGGACTGTGGGGCAGACAACAATCCGATTGTGACCTTCTGCATCTGCTGCCACGGCGGTCGGCGCAGTACCGACGAACTCAGGCCACACGATCACGACCGAGAGCGCGAGCTCGTGCGGCGGCTGCTCCCGTGACCCTCCCTCCCGACGACCTCGAGCGCCTCCGCGCTGCTGGCCTGCGCCTCGACGGCCTCGCCATCTACAGCGGCGCCGACCCGGTCGCGCGAATCCAGGGCACGGGCGAGCCGTCTACAACGGTCATCTTCTCCGTCGGCGGCGCTCGTCGCTGGCTCCCATTCAACAAGCTGGACGGCGGGCAGACGCGCTCTGCCGTGCGGCGATTCTGCGAGGCGATGAAATGGGCGTAAGTACAGATGCGATCTTGTGGTTCGGCTTTGAGTACGGCGAAGAGCCGCCGTGGTTCGACACGGACCCCGACGACTACGAAGACGAGGAGCCCGAGGACTCTGACGATTGGATGGCCCGCGTTCTTGGCATCGTCGGCCCTGTGGCCGACTACAGCGAAGAGACCGCCGAGGAGTATCAAGCCCACTGGAAGGCGAAGCGCGAGGCTATCGCCGCGGCGGGCGTCGAGGTCATCCACCACTGCCACCACGAGTGCGTGATGTACGGCCTCGGCGTGCTCAAGGTCAGCGCATCGCGTGGCTACCCTGAGAACGTCTCAAAGCACATCGCGCAGGACACCGCCGAGGCCGAGGCGAAGCTTCGGGCTTTCTGCGAGAGGGCTGGAGTGGAGTGGGCCGAGCCTGGCTGGCATCTGGCGTCTGATTGGGCTTGACCCACCGTGACGCCCTCGCCTAACCTGCATCGGCTGGCAACAATGCCAGCACCGCCCCCGAGCGGTCCATCTACGCCCCCTCTCCCTCTGTGCACATTGAGGGGGAGGGCGGTGGGACCGCCCGGGAAGAGATGGACGCCGGAGGACACCCCTCCAGCGCGAGAAACGCGAAAGCCCCGACGGGGGCGTGTAGAGGTGTGTGATGAACGCAGTAGCTCCCGTGTCTGTGACCTTTGGTGGCGTACTCGCCAGCCGCGCGTCGGATGGCTCCGTATGTATCGAAGAGGACCGCGACGACCGGATGGAATCCGAGGCCGTATGGGCTCCGTCCATCGGCTTCCTGCGGACCGTTCTCGACATGCTCGACCGGGCTTGCCAGATCGCAGACCTTGAGCCGCCGACCGATGGCTGACGTACAGGTCGAACGCGGACACATCCGCCTAGCAAATCAACTGTTCCGCGCGCTGTCGCTGGCGAAGCTGTCACCGGTCCAGCGTGACGTGCTGGCCGAGGCCGTCTGGCGTCAGTACGGCTGGGCAGACATGAAGGGAGCGCCCGAGCCGTTCCCCATGTCGCCCGCCGACGTTGCCCGCCGTGTCGGATGCACCCGGGAAAGCGCGTCGAGGGCCATCAACTCGCTCGCCTCGCTCCGCATCCTGTCGAAGGCTCCTGCCGGGTACCTCGTGGCGAAGGATTTCGACCTCTGGCGGTGCGGATTCAAGGCAGACCCGAGCGCCCCCGCGTGGCGTCCAGACCGTGACGAAACAGACACGGGCGTGACGAAACAGACACGCACACCGTGTCGAGATGATCACGGTGACCGTGACGAAATGGACACGGTGTGCGCGCCGAAAAGCACGCCAGCAGTTGTGTTTGCGGCACCCCTAGAACCAATGAGAACCAGAGAGAACCATTCCTCTTCTTCTGCGGGCGCGAGTGCGCCGGTTCCGACAGAGGACGCCAGCGAGAAGATCCACGCGCTCGTCGCTCGCCTCGGAGCTCTGACGCCTCGCCCCATCTCCTGGCCGAAGTGGGCCGGCATCGTGGAGCAGCCGACGAACGAGGTGGAGCAACTCATCACGTGGGCTCTCGGCCAGCAGCGGCCCGCCGACGCCTTCCTCAATTGCTTCGCGATGGACGGGACCATCAAGGCCCGCAAGCCGACGAAGACGACGGCCCGCCGAGGCCGGCGCCCGACGCCCTACGTCCAGCAGGAAGACGACCCGCGCTACTTCAAGCCAGGCGAGCCGATGCAAACGGCTGAGTCGCTGGCGTACATCGAGAAGCTGCGAGCGAAGCAGCAGGAGGAGGGGCGATGACCCTGCGACCCATCAGCCCGCCGAGGTTCCGAGCTCCCGGCCTTGTCGATGACCGCCCGCCCGACGTGGACTGCATTGTCTGTGGAGAGCCTGTGCCGCCGTATGAGGCGCCCCGGGGTGGCTGGCTACCCCGGACAAGGCACGACGCCTGCCGAGTGCGCCAGCACGCCAGGGAGCGCGCCCTGGACATTGCGCGGGCCGGCGTCGAGTCGCTGCCACGGAAGCATCGCCACTTCTCGCTTCGACGCTGGGCGACGATGGCCGACACCGAGGCGCCCGCCGACGCACTCCGACTGCATGGCGGGAACGCGAAGGCCCACGGCATCCTGAGTGGTTGGGAGCCGGGACAGTCCGTCGTGGTTGAGGGTCCGACGGGGACCGGGAAGACGGCGCTCCTCGTCGCCTTCGCCCGTGACCAAATGCTGACGCTGACGCCGCAGGACACGACGCGGGCCGTCCGGTACTTCTCAGAGCCTGACTTGGCCGAGTTCCTAAAGACGAAGATGCTGTCGAAGTCGAAAGACGACTACATCGCCCGGGTTCTCAGCGGCCACGTGCTCGTCATTGACGATGTAGGGACAGCGCGAGTCACCGAGTGGTGGGATGCGACCTTCTCGGACCTGCTCGACCACGCCTACCGGCAAGAGCGCACCATCGTGCTCAGCACGAACCTGCCCATCAAGGCACTCGGCCAGCACTACACGATTGCCGGCGACCGGATGCCCGAGAGGCTCCACGAGATGACCGGCCAGGGCTCGAGGTGGGTCACGGTCGGCGGCGTGAACTGGCGACGGGTGACGGCATGAGGCTGCGAATGCTCGACCTGTTCTGCTGTGCCGGTGGCGCTGCCCGTGGGTATGCCTCGGCAGGCTGGGACCTCGTGGGCGTCGATATCGCCCCACAGCCGCGATACCCGTTCCGGTTTATCCAGGCCGACGCTGTGCGGTTGCTTCGGATGGCCCCGGGTCTCATCAGGGCGAACTTTGACGCCATCCACGCAAGCCCGCCGTGTCAGAGGTTCAGCCAATGCACCCAGGTCAGCGGGAACGCTGATGATTGGCCCGACCTCGTCGCGCCTATCCGAGCGGGCCTGAAGGCTATTGGGCTCCCCTACGTGATCGAGAATGTTCCCGGCGCTCCCGTGCGTGGTGACCTCATTCTCGACGGAGCCGCTTTCGGCCTCGGTGTGCGCCGTCGCCGGTTGTTTGAACTCGGAGGCTGGTTCTGCATGAGCCCGCCCCCGAATGTGCTCGGGTCAATGACGACCGGGCACTACGTCAGCGTCACGACAACCGCGACCCAGCAGAGCGACGGCAAAGGCTGGGCGGTGAGCCGAGGGAAGGCTGTCGGGTTGCAGGCGATGGGTCTTGCTGGCGCGGAGATGACGCACCACGAGCTCGGGGAGGCAATCCCACCCGCCTACACCAATTACATCGGTGAGCGCCTGAGGAGCCGGCTGTGACCCTGCCCACCTCATCCCCATCCTGGCATCGCCAGCGAACCCCGACGAGCGGCGCAGTAGCCGCCGCCTGCGCGCCTCGGGCCGTCATCCCCGCGTCCATGTGGCGGGCTGACGAAAACCTCGCCTGGGAGTGGCTGACGTACCTCGGCGGCTCTGTCCGCGTGGCTGACCTTGCCCGCGAGATGGGATGCGACGAGCACCGAGCGTGGACGGCCTGCATGCGCCTGCTGTGGCGCGGCGGCGTGACCTTTGAGCCTGGCCGCACCTGGCGGGCCGTGGATTCATTCGACAAGGAGGAGAGACGATGACTGTGTACATCAAAGCGACAGCGGACCTGCTCGCAGGCTGTGACAAGAACGCCATCGAATGCGTGGAGCGCGGCGGAGGAGGCAGGGCGCTTGTCTTTGCCCAGGAGGGCGCCCGGTTCCGCTACTACGTGCCCACGCTCCGCATGGAGTACACCTGCAAGCCGAAAGACCTGCTCTTCGCGCTCGACACCACCGACCGAATGAGCGTGGCCGCCCGCGTGCTCGCTACGCGCCTGGGGCTGGAGTGCGGGGCGACGGCGCCGGGGTGGTTCTACTGGTGCTACCCGGAGGGCAACTTCTGGAGCCTCGGCAATGCCGCGGTGTTCTGCTCAACGGAGGGCGCGTGGATGAAGATTCGGCGGGTCAACGGCCTTGCGGAAGTGCCGTGCGCCGTGACGCCGGGGATCTCCATTGAGCGGGACCCCGCCGAAGCCATGCGGCTGGCGCTGGATGCAACCGAAACCATGGAGGCGAGACGATGACTGACGACGAAATGAAGGCAGCGCAGGCGCGGTGCGATGCGCTGCCCAAGGGCGACTGGTGCCACGGTCCGCTCGGACCGCGTGTGGTGTGCTCGGGAGACTTCGGGTCGACGGGTCCCGACTATCCAGATCCCCCGTTCTTCGAGCCTGTCTGCGAGATTGGCGGCGACGATGCGGATGGCAATCCGAACCCGCTCGCGGTGGCCGCTTGCGACTTCATCGCCAACGCCCGCACGGACCTCCCCGCCGCGCTGGCCGAGGTGCGGCGTATCCGCTGGGCTGAATGGCCACCGCCTGAGTCTGGCGTGGCTGTGGTGTTCACCCGCGACGACCATCAGGACCCCGCTGAGTTTGGCGTGCGGTTCGCTGATGCTGACGGAGGCTGGGTCAACTGCGGGTGTGACGACTCGACTCCGACTCATTGGGTCGACGCAGAGGCCCTCCGATGACCGCGCCAGACGGCTACAGCGCCGAGGAGTGGGCGAGCATTCAGGCGAACTACAGCGTGTCAGTGGGGCTGATGGAGGACGACTGGCAGACGGGGCCGTTGCCGGAAGGGGGCGAGGGGGCGGTGATTGATGGGCTCGCGCCGTGGATGAATGAGCCCATGCGGGCGACATGGCGTGACGGCCGCTGGTGGTCTTGTGGCAGGCCAGTTGGGAAGACCACTGCCTCCCTCCGCTGGCGCTGGGTCACGAAGCCCGCCGAGGCGCAGGAGACGCAAGATGAGTTCGAGGGCGACTACCACGTCACCGCGAAGACGGGCCCGACACTTACCACTGGGAGACTGGAGTGCCTCCGTGACCGACGACCAGCGCGAGCAGTACGAAGAGCGGGCGGCAATCGCTGAGTACGACGGAGGCCTCAGCAGGCAGGATGCGGAAGAGATGGCGAAGAGGGAGATTAGTGGCGTCAAGCAGCGTGCCAACGCGGGCGAGAAGTGACAAAGAGGGTGTGTGCCGGAAAAAAATGGGCCCCGGTGGCGAAGCGCCTGTCCACTTTCGCGCGCGAAAACCCAATGGAATCAGGCTCGTTACGCACGCGCAACTATAAGGAGAAGGTGATGAAGGTGGGCTGGGTCTTGTTGCCTGACCTGAGCTTGGAGACGAAAGAGCAGGCCGCTGCACGCCTGTTCGGCGTGCGATGGGAGACGGACCTGGGCTATCGGCGGTGGCCAGAGCACATCCCCGAGGAGTGCCGCGACCTCGAGATCAGGGATACGCGTGGCGGGTACTGGCGAGGGTATGCGGCTGGAGATGGTCTGCTGTGGACTGACTGCGGGATGGAATTGCCAGGGGGCCCGTACTGGTGGCGCCCGGTCCCGACAGTCATGGAGAGAGACTGATCCGGCTAGCGCTTCGCACAGTGCTCTCGGCCCTTCCGGGCCAGCGAGTCACACAGGCAAGAGACGCCCGCTTCGCGGTGGCGTCTTCTAGGGTAGCGAGATTGTCAAGCTCCGTTCGGTGTTTGTGCGGTAGTATCTGAGAATGGCTAACCAGCATGGGCACCCCACCAAGGGCGCAGTAGACGAGCAGGACTTGCGGACGCGCGCTGAGGCGCACATCGCTATCACGTCCATCTCAGACGACCTCATCGCCATTGAGGCTCAGATCGCAGAGCTCGCGATGGTCATCGAGGGCGCGAAGGCTGACCGAACGCACACACCGCTTGCCCGGCTCCTGTCGGACATGCGGGCGCTTCAGGACAAGGCGCGAGGCATACGCGCCGACGAGGCCGCGAAGGCCAGCGCAAGCCGGGAGATGCGGATTGAGCGCCTGTTGATGACGCTTCCGAAGCTGCCGCACCACGCGCAAGAGCGCGCCCTCGAGATCCTCAAGGGTCAGCGTGTGTCGGTGACGCACTAGGTGTGGACGAAGCAGACCTCGACTGCCTCCTAGATGACCTCGAGTGGCTCGCAGACGACGCCGAGGCGAACCCCCTAGCGCATATCAGGTGGACCCCTCCGCAGGCTGAGTTCCTCGCCATGGAGCAGCCCGTTGCGATGTTCCGGAGCGGGAACCAGCTCGGCAAGACCACCGTGGGCATCGCGAAGAAGCTCGAATTCGCGCGGGCCCAGAAGCGGACCGGTGAGACGTGGATTGTCTGCACGTCCTGGTCACAGTCCGTCTCGATCATGCGGAAGTTCCACGCGCTGTGCCCCGTCGAGTGGGTGGACGCCAGGCGCTCGAGCAACTTCAACGAGCGGAGCGGGTACGGCAAGGACAACCCCGCGGTGGTGACGACGTGGGGGTGGGTCTTCCGCTTCCGCACGACGAACCAGGGCCCCGAGGCGCTCCAGGGCGCGACCATTGATGACGTGCTGATCGATGAGCCCACGGCGCAAGGCATCTTCCGCGAGCTCGAGCGCCGCGTGATGCGTACTGGCGGGCGGATCGATATGACGATGACGCCAGCAAACCGGGACTGCACCTGGCAACGGGAGATGGTGGAGGGCGGGCTGATTGCCGAGGTCCACGCCCGGCTGACGGTCGAGAACCTCACCCCTGTGGGCTCTAGCGAGCCGCTCAGGCTCCTCGACGGGACTCTGATGGATGAGGACTGGATCGCGGACCAGTGGCGCAAGACGCCCGCGCTCTACGCCGGCGTGGTCCTCGACGGCGATTGGGAGATGCGCTTTGACGGCGCCATCCTCTCCGCGTTCGATGAGGACAAGAACGTGATGCGCCTGGCGAAGAACCACGAGGTGTTCTCCGAGGGGTATTGGGCCGTTGGCATCGACTACGCCGCCGCGCCTCGAGACTTCGGCCAGGTTGCGGCCCTGCTGCGCGTGCGGCCCTGGGTGGACGACAAAGGGCACCCCCGAGAGGCTGTGCATCAGATTGACGAGGTCGTCATGCGCGGCGTCACATCGAACCGCGAGTTTGTGCGCGGGCGCCCCCACGGGCTGCTGACGATGCTGGCGCGTCACGGCCTGCAGTGGCGGGACCTCGACTTCGCCCATGGCGACAACCCGGTCCGAGCGAAGTACGTCATCAGGTCGAACATCGAGACGATGCAGGTGATCGCCCGCGAGCTCGGGCGCACGAGTCACAAGAGCCTGAGCCCCCGCATTCTGTCCGCGAAGGAGAACCAGCGGTCAGCCGGGATGGTGGACACGGGCGTCCGGTACCTGAACGAGGCGATGGCCGACCAGTTCTTCACCATCGACCCGCGCTGCGTGCTGACGATTGACGCGATCAAGACGTGGGACGGGACGACAACGCATCCGTCTAAGGACCGTGTAGACGCCATCCGGTATGCGCTGAAGCCGTGGGTCTTCCCGCGTGGCTCCCGTTCGAGGGCGCGCCTCATCGTGGCTTAGGGTGCGCGTGGCGCTGGGTAACGATCCCAGGCGCCCAGCTCGATTACAGCCTCTGCCTCCGCGAGCCTTGTCGGTCGGACCTTTTCTGAGCCGACCCCGCCGCGGGTACTAGACGTAGTGACCTTCACCGCCACGCGCCTTGCGACAGTAGCAGGCGCCAACCCTGGCGCACATTCCCGCTAGACCGTTCGGTATTTGTTCGGTACGTTGGCGCGGATGCTGACCGTGGTGCCCCCTTCTCCGAAGGACCCGAACGAAGTGCTGCGCTGGGAACACACCCGGCTTCGGCGCCGCCTTCTGTACTCCTGCCACGGCGAAGACCTCCGCAAGCGCATCGAGCGCAACGCCGGCCCGGTCCGCGCAGCGAAGTGGGGCGACCCAGACCTGACGGCGAATGCCTTCGTGGCTCTCTGGGGTCAGGTGGCCGCGCTCTACAACGAGGCGCCGAAGGCCCACGGAGACGAAGCCCTCCTCGAGATGGTGGAAGACGCCGGCTACTGGCCCCTAATGCAGCGGGTACAGCGCGACACCCTCGGTCTCCGCGAGATGCACATGCGCCTTGACGTGGTCGAGGGCCGGCTCGTGGTGCGGCCCGTCTTCCCTGACCTGGTCGAGTGCGGAGTGCGGGAGCGGGACCCACGGACGCCCGTGTGGCTCTGCGAGTCCGTGCCGCACGGCAACGAGTGGGTGCGCCTCATCGCCAACGTGGAAGACCCCAAAGCGCCGTTCTACCTCGCTGAGAACACAAGCGGGCAGGACATCAGCGAAGAGGTAATTGGCTCGCCTGCCCTGCGCGGGGATGACTACCCCTTCCGCTACGCCGACGGGACGCCCTTCATCCCGTACCAGACGTACCACGCTGCCGAGACGGGCCGGCTTTATGACCCGTACACGATGCGGGAGGTGGTCGAAGGCTCCCTGAACATCGGCATGGGGATGACGTACTTTTGGCACGTCACCCGCGATGCCGCCTTCTCGCTCCGGTACGCATTCGGCATCGACATTGCCGGCGCCGCAGCTGACGGAGACACGGGCGCCCGGGAGCTCGTCGCAGACCCAGCTGTTCTGCTTCAAGGGTCGTTCGACCCCGACGGCAGCGGTCAGCCCCTCGTCGGGCAGTGGGCGATCCCCGTCGAGCCCGCGAAGATTCTGGATGCCGTCCTCGGCTACGAGCGGCGCATCCTGTTGATGGCTGGCCTGGCCCCGCCCGACGTGTCCCGGCAGGAGGCCGACGTTCGGTCGGGCTACTCGTTGGCGGTTCAGCGCGAGGACATTCGGCGGCAGCAGGTCGTCTATGAGCCGATGTTCCGGCAGGCGGATCTGGGCTTTCTGCGGATGGCGGCTGCGATGCTGAACCGCGACGCTGGCGAGATGAAGTACGCCGAGGACGGGTACCGGTTGGAATACCAGGGCCTGCCAGCTTCACCCCTTGAGGAGAAGGCGCGGCGCGAGTCGCTCTACGAAGACCTCGAGCGCGGGATGCTGGCCCCCCAGGACGTGTACATGGAGCTCAACCCGGGCGTTTCGTTTGAGGAGGCCGACGCGGCGCTCCTCCGAAATGCCGAACAGCGGCGCCGTTTCTCGGCGTAAGGAGGAGTCATGTCGGAAGAGGGTGGCGAGGAAGGCGGCGCAGGCGGCGGCGAAGAGCGGGAGCCCGTTCCCTACAAGCGGTTCCAGGGCGTCGTCGCGAAGAAGAACGAGCTCGCCAGCCGGGTCAAGGAACTCGAGGGCGAGATCCAGTCTCTGTCCGAGAAGGGCGCCACGGTGGACAGCATCAACGCCCGTTTCACCGAAGCCGAGACTGGCTACAAGTCGCAGATCTCCAAGCTGCAGGAGTCCTTGCAACTCTCGGACAACGGCATCCGCGACGAGGACGGGCGAGACATCGCGCGGCTCTACTTCGGACGCGAGGACAAGGCCACCCGGGAGAAGGGGATTGGCGCCTGGCTCAGCCAGTTCACCGGAGAAGAGGGCGCACCTGAGCCCCCGAAGGCCCTGGGCATCTTCCTGCCGAAGAGCGCGCCCGCAGCCCCCGAGACTCCGAAGGGTGGGGGCTTCCCGCGCCCCCCTCGTCCTGGTACTCAGGGCCCCGCCAGCGGCGGCGGTGTGGACAAGGCGGCGGTGCATCAGGCCCTTGCGAATGGCGACCGGACAGCCTTCCTCCAGATGGTTCCTGGCCTCTCGGACTTGCTGAAGCCCGCGGGCTGACTGTAAAGGAATCGTTGACGCGCACGCCGCTGAGTGTGTAGCGTCACAATCGAATCACGCCCACCTCGGGCTCGGCCACCGTCAACGGCCGTCAGAGGGCGAACACAAACGCCTCACTGACGGAGCCTCAAATGGCCGACGAGATTTACTACAGCGGACTTGGCGACCTGATGACCTCGGAGGTGCTCTCGGGCATCTGGCTCGAGCTCCTCGCTGACCGCAACGCCCTCCCCTCGCACCCCGCGCTGATCAAGCTGCGCGACGCCAACGGCCTCGGGTCCACGACTCAGAAGATCCCGCACGTCGGCCTCTTCGGGTACGACAAGTTGGCGTCCACGGCTGAGAACGCCAGCATCGCAAACACCGCCTTCACCGACGCCAGCACCACCGTTGCGGTGGCCCGGTACGGCAAGGCCTACGAGTCGAGCGACCTCGCCCGCCTCACCGACGCCGCTGGCCTCCTCCAGCCGGGAACGATGGCGCTCGACGCCTTCGCTTCCTACCAGGCGACCCTGCGCGACGTGATCGCGAACCTGGTCGATGACTTCTCGCAGACCGTGGGCACCACCACCGTCGATGCGACCGTCGTCAACTTCCTCGACGCCATCACGACCCTTGAGGTCGGGAACGTCGGCGGGCCGTACCTCTGCATCCTCCACCCGCAGCAGTGGGCCGACATTCGCAAGGATGCCGCCACCTCCTCGGGCGGCGCGATCCAGTGGAACGCCGGCTCCCAGGCCCTGCTCAACGTCATGAAGGGCGCTGGCGGGTACAAGGGGAACTACCTCGGCGTGGACGTGTTCTGCACCACCGACGTTCCCACGGCGAACGCCGGGGCCGACCGGGCGGGCGGCATGTTCGGACGCGGCGCCATCGCGTGGGCCGAGGCCCGCTTCCCGGCGACCATGGCCGACCAGATGAACATCGGGCCCCTGCTGTTCGAGCAGGAGCGCAACGCCCTCGCGGGCCGCACCGCGTTCGTGACCAACGGAGGCCTCGGCGCTTCCGAGGGCATCGACGCGGCGGGTGTGTCGATCATCACCGACGCGTAAGCGCCGGTAGAGAACAGGAGAACCAGTGGCCTCATCGCCTTTCGCGCAAGACTCCTCCCCTTCGTCCCTCCGTGGCGGTGGTGGGGCTGCTGGTTCCTCCTACACCCCAAGCGTGGCTCAGGGCCGGTCTGGCCCTCGCCCGCCGACCATGTCCCCTCGGAACCCCTTCCTCTACAAGACGAAGTCGGACCGGTGGCAGGTCATCAGCGGCAAGTTGCTGCCCCTGCCGGGGAAGATGCTGCTTCAGCCCGGGATCAACGCGGTGGAACTCGCCTCGGACGGCAAGTCTGCCGACGACACGCAGGCGCGCATCATCGCGGAGCGCAAGGGCTGGCGCATCGTCCCGGTGGACTGTATCCCGCAGTCGCACAAGGACGAACTCGGCGCCGATACCTACCTCTGGACCCCCGAGGGGCGCCCGGACGTGGTCCTCGGGCTCTACGAGAAGGCCTTCTCTGGCACTGCGACGACGCAGGCAGATACGGCCCGCTGGGTGGAGTTCCTCGAGTTCCTCGTGGCCGAGGGGCACGCCGACAACTGCCCGGACTACGTCATCACGCGGATGATTGATGACCGGGAGACGAGCATCGCCGGTCACATCGACAAGGTGGACGCGCAGCCCTCGGTTGCCGCCCACGTGAAGCGGAAGACCGCGGAGATCGAAGTCCTCCAGGCGGAACTGGCCAAGCGCGAGAGCGCCGGCAAGCGCAAGCCTGCGAAGGGCAAGGGCTTTCGGCCCACGAAGGGTGAAGCCTGATGTCTGACCTCGACCTGGTTCGCAAGCGGACCGTGGACCGTCTCCGCACCGCGGGGTTCGACAAGAGCCGCGCAACGAAGATGGCTGAGTCCTCTGTAGCCCGCGCATCTGAGCGCAACGAACAGCGCGACCGGGGCGAGCTCCGCAAGCGGAAGGATCGACGCTGATGGACACGTTCGGAACGCGATGCGCGCAGCTGTGCGCCACGAAGGCCAGCGGGATCCCGAACATCGGGAAGCCGAAGGCGAGCACGAGCGGCAAGGCGCCAAACCGCGTCTACAAGGCGAAGTACCCCTCCGGGTTCGTCTTCGCCATCACCGAGGGCGGCTCTCAGAGCACCCCCAAGATCATCGGTCGCCCCGGCGACCCGAAGCCCAAGGCGAAGGCCTCGAAGGAGTAGCGACGTGGCGCGGGTTCAGTACCAGGCACGGTTCGAAGCCCCCGCGTACATTGAGCGTGCGCGGGGCGCCTCTCTGCGCCTGCCGCTGTTCACCGCTGGTGCCCTCGCTGCCCCCTCGTCTGGGACCATCACCATCTACAACGCGGCCAACGAGGTCGTGATCAACGCCGCCGCAGTGACCATCAGCGGGAGCATCGCCGGGTACGACGTTGACCCGTCGGACGTGACCGGGCAGGCCTTCGGGGCGTCTTGGCGCGTCGAGTGGTCGCTGGTGATGCCCGACACCGAGACGCACCTGTTCCGCCAGTCGGGCGCGCTTGTGCGGGCTCTGCTGTACCCGGTCATCACCGATGCGGACCTGCTGCGGCGTCACTCGGACTTGGACTCGCACCTCGAAAGCGGGACGAACAGCTTCGAGGACTACATCGAGGAGGCGTGGGTCGGGGTGCAGTCGCGACTGGTCGAGATGGGCCGGCGCCCGTACCTCATCATTAGCCCCGAGGCCCTGCGGAACGTCCACCTGTTCGAGACGCTCGAAGTCATCTGCACGGACTTCGCTGGCGACGGCGACCCGTCCAACAAGTGGACGATGTTGGCCGAGAAGTACCGGAGCGAGGCAGAGACCGCCTGGGCGCGGGTGAACTTCGAGTACGACGAGGACGACGACGGCGACTCCGACGGCGGAAAGCGCACCAGCGGCGTTACCTCCGTGTGGATGGGCTCGGTACGAGCATGAGCATCACGACCCCGTCAGCACTGCGGCAGGCGTTTGCTACGCGCATCGCGCTCCTCTCGGGCTGGGGGGAGGCCAAGGTGCCATATGACCAGTTCGGGACATCGGGCGTGCCCGACGGCGTCTCCATGCCGCGCGGCAAGGCCAAGCTCTTCGTGGTGGGGCTCGGCAGTTCCCTCGATGGCGGGGGCCGACAGAGTTGGGGCGAGGGCGTCGAGTACAAGACCGAGGTGGGCGTCAAGTTCCTGCGGTCCCTCCCTGCGAAGAACAAGTTGGCAGGCGTGGACGCCGCCCACGATGACGAGGTCGAACTTCAGGGCCAGCTGCTCGAGTTGGCCTGGCCTGGCGCCGCCTTCGGCGTGCGGTGGCTCTCCACGTCCCGAAACACCCTCACCGGAGGCGACCACGTGCTGATTGAGCACCGGTATGCCACCGATCACCTCGTGAACAACTAGGAGCCCACCACATGGCCCTTCTCAACCGCGCCGTTTCTCGCCGCCACATCACGTGGACCCTCAAGGACGCCACCGGTACGCCCATCGTTGCCACGGCTCAGTTTGAGGTCGGTGATCTCAGCGTGACCGGGTTCACCGAGGGCAACGCGCCTCTGACGCCCGTGCATGACCGAGGGGTCATCTACGACGGGATTCGCGCTGACGACGAACTCTCCTCAATCTCGGGGTCCGTGCATGCGAACCAGATCACCGACTCCACGGAGAAGCTGATTGTGGATGCGCTGTGCAAGACGGGGGCCTTCTCCTCGGGCGTGTCCACGCGCGGTGCCAACGCCGAGTGGTTCGTGGAGTGTGAGATCACCATCGAGCGCACCGACGCCGGTCACAGCACGGACGAGACGTTCACGGCTGGTTACTGCCGCGGTACCTGCGGCTGGTCGGAGGCCGACCCTGCGGTCTGGCAGTTCACCATTGAGGCCTGGCCCTTCGACGGCGCCGCGGCGATCACGCGCGCGGGGGCCTGATGTCCGAGTTCCCGCAGACGGTCGAGATCCTCGGCGCGCAGCACGTCACGGAGAAGCCCTCGTTCGCGATGCGGGAGGCGCTCATCATGGCGTGGGGCAAGTACCAGTCAGACCGCGACGATCTGCACTTCCTGTGGGTCTACTCGGCGGTCATCGGGGAGTGCTCTGCGCTCAGCGGCCTGGCGCGAACCTCGTTCTTCGACAACGACGCCAACCTGCTCAAGTACGGGGCGGCGATGTACTCGTGGCTCTCGGAGCAGGGGGCGACGAAGTCGGACATCGCGCAGGCGGCGCTCTCCCTCCTCGGGCCGATGGCCAAGGAGCTCTTTCCTCGCGAGTCGGAGGTGTCCGCTGTCGCGGGTTTTTCCAGCGCGCAGGAACCGCAGACCTGATCGCAATGCGCCTCTCGCTCAAGTACGGGGGCGGGAACCTGCGCTGGTTCTATGAGCAGACGAGGGAAGACCAGGTTCGCCTGCTGGCCTTCGAGCGTGTGGCGTTGGAGGCGAATGCGTGAGCCAGACATTCCGAGCAGGCAGCGTCGAAGTCACTCTCTCGGGTGAACTCGAGGACTTCGTGCGCCGCGTGGTCGAGCGCACGGAGACGGCTGCACTGCGCTCTACGCGCGCCATCGCAACGGAGGTAGCCCGGGAGGCTCGCCGGAAGTGGTACGGGCCCGAAGGGGTGAACCGCGTCACGGGGAAGAGCGGGGATATCCAGGTCCACGAGACGATCGACGTGACCAAGGGGACTGTGACTGTCTCCGTGGGCTCGACGGACAAGCGGCGCAGCGGGCGGAAGCTCGTCCCTGAGTACGTGCATCGTCCTGGCCGCACTTCGACCGTCAAGAAGCGCGTGAGCCACGACGAATACTGGCGCACCCCTGACTCGCTCAAGGCGAACTACCACCGGCAGAAGGGCGACAAGACGCCAGGGCCGTTCATCTTCGTCAGCAACCCGGGTGCCAGCGACGGCAAGAAGTTGCTCCCGCTCTTCGTCAAGCGCCCGGTCAAGAAGCAGGTGAACAAGGCAGCGCGGGACATTGCGCGGGGGGTGGCCGATGGCGAATGAAGTCGTTGGAATCGACATCGTCGCGAGGCTCGACCGGTTCCGTAAGGAGATGGCCGAGATCCCAGACATCGGGGCCAAGGAAGCGCGTGCGCTTACGGGTCAGCTGAGCCGGGAGATCAAGAAGGCCGAGCGCGCCGCGACGCAGGCGAACAAGCGGCAGCGGGACTCCTTCAAGGAGCTTCGCAAGACGCTGATCGACACTCAGCTGTCGCTTGAGTTGTTAAAGAAGGGGTACGACCTCCTCAAGAAGGGGATTGGCGCCACGGTGGACCGTGCGCGCGAGCTCGACAAAGCGCTTGGCGGTGAGCTGAACCCCGCCATTGACGAGGCGGCTACTGCTGGCCGGCGCCTTCTGGACCAGTTCGTCGAGCCGATGATCCCGGGGATGACCGACCTGGTCGACCTGACTCGGGACTACTTCTCAAGCTTGAGCGACGTGGGCCTCGTGCGGGAGTTCGGGGAGGCCCTGGGCGACGTGATGGGTGGCGCCTCCTTGGCGGCGCGCGAACTCTTCGGGCTTAACGAGGAGACGAAGCAGCTGATCAAGCTGCGGAACGAGGAGAACGGCGCGATCGAGCGCCAGGCAGAGCGCGTGATGGCTCTGCGTAAGGAGATCGAAGACGCGCAGCTAGGCGATGCCTTCGCGGGTATGGGTGACGTAGGCAAGGCGAACGTCGAAAGCCTCAACCAAGAGCTCCAGACCCAGATCGAGGTGCTTCGCACGCTTCGCGGCGAGGTGAACAAGGACCGGGGCGCCCGCGCTGCCGCATCAGCCCCGCGCCGCGCGAAGGAGTCCGAGGAGGCCGCGGTTCGCGAAGTGGCCGCGGAGAAGAGCGCCGCCGCTGGCATCGTCGCTGCCCGCGCCGAGGCGCGCCGGGCCTACGTGGACGCCGCCAACGAGCGACAGCGGCTCGCGGACCAGGAGATCGAGGAGGCCGCACGGGTCGCGGCGGCGCACAAGAAGGCGCTCGATGAAGTGACCCAGGCCCGGATGGAGGCGGCGGCAGAGCAGCGCGAGATCCAAACGTCCATCGCAACCACTGCGATCCAGACAGCTGCGTCCGTCGCGGACTCCATCATCGACGGCCTGAAGCACCTGGCGATGGCCAACGTCAAGGAGGCGCGAGAGCGCCGAGACGTAGAGCTCGGGCTGGCCATTCTCCGCGGGGAGCTCCAGGCGGCTGCGGCGTTTGGCACGACCCTGGCCACATACGGCGGGACCCCGGCTGGCTTTGCGCTGGCTGCGGCTGCTGCGGCTGCTGTCGGGATCTCGAGCAAGGCTGCGGCTGCTGCGGCGCACTCGCAGAGCGCCGAGAAGTTCCACAGCGGTGGCGTCTTCCGCGCGAACAACGAAGGCCCCGCGACTCTCCGAGACGGGGAGGGCGTGCTGACGCCTCCCGCGGTTCGTCGTCTCGGCGGCGCTCGGGCGCTGGACGCCATGAACGCATCGGCTGACGGCGGCGGTGATGGCGGCATGGCCTTGATCATCGACGGACGCGCCTACGACGCCACGGTGCGGAGTGCGCTCGGGCGCCGGGGCTCCCCGCTCACCAAGAGCCTGAGTTCGCTACGGGCCAAGCCCGGGAGTCATCGCCCCCATGGCTGAGAAGAGCATCACCCGGTATCAGGGCATCCTGCTGCCTGACTTCACGTTCGACCAACTGGCCGCTACCGGCGCGGGCGCGACGGACTCCAAGTACACGCAGGCTGGCGCACGTCCTGGCGTGCCTGACCCGTCCCGCGATGACGGGCTGACCCTCGTTGCCTCTGGCGAGCAGGAGGAGAACGGCGAAGTCGAGGTCTACATTAAGCGGTCTGGCGCGACTGGCGCCGAAGAGGCGGGCTTCCTGTGGCGTGACGTGGCGGGCGGTGACTCGACTTCGCAGTGGAAGGGGTGGGACCCGTACCAGGTCATCACCGGGTGGGAGTCCATCAACGCCGAGACGACATCAAGCCCGACGACCATCGCCTTCTACTGCCAGGGGATCCAGACCCAGGCCGGCACCGCGCTGTTCCTCGAGACGCAGTCCACGGCTACGAAGACGGTGCGCCTGCAGGAGTTCGACCCCATCGACGGGACGTGGACCGCCATCAACGGACCGACCCTCGAGTACGAAACCTCGGGCGGGTGCCTACTGCAGCTGCCCTCCGGGCGGATCTTGCTGTTCCTCGAGGCACAGAGTCAGCGTCAGATCGACGTGTACTCGTCCTCCGACGAGGGCGCCACCTGGGCCGAGTACAGCCTGGCCGCGCTGCGCGTGGACCTGGGCAACAACAACGACAAGCAGATCATTCGGGCGGCGTACTCGGGCGGCGATGTCTCGCTGATCGTCGCGGACCCGTCTGTGGCCGACAAGTGGTGGCAGTACGCCAGCGACGACGAGGGCTTGCGCTTCTCGCTCGTGGATGAGGATTGGGGGGTGTCTGGCTCGACCCCCTACGGTTTCGACCTGGTCGGCCTGCCGGACGGCGGCGGCTTCGTGATGTCGTACTTCGATGACGACGGCGTGGGCCCGTACTTCTTCAAGACGCGCAAGATCACGTCGGCGTGGGACGAGTACACCGGGGCAACTCCGGTCAACATGGTGTCTGTGTCTGGCGTTGGCTGGACGACGCGCCCGACGGAGCCCTGCACGTCTCTATGGCTGGACGAGGATGGGTACCTCTTCTGTGCCTACGTGGAGCAGGACAGCGTCCGGTCCGTGGTCCTCGTGCGCTCTGACGACGAGGCGGCCTCCTGGGAGGCCCTCGGGCACGCACCCATCGAGCACGCCAACGACGCCATTCCCAAGCGGTTCACCGCGGTGCCCATTGCGGGCCGGCTGGCCTTCCTGACGCGCTGGGAGACGCTCGGGAGCACCTACGACCCCTACTCCGCCGCGGTGGTGTGGATGGGCGGCTACGGCACGCACACGGTGCCCGCCGCCTCGGACGTGAGTGCATTCGAGTCCGAGTGGGGAGCCTTCGGAGACGGCGCGCACATCACCTATCACTCCGGGGATCGCTCCTCGGACGGTGGGCAGTGGCTTCCGTTCACGCTGCCGAGTTCGCAGTGGACCGGGTCTGGCGCCGGGTCGATGGCGATGAACGCAGCCGGCGATGCCACCATCACGGACGCCTACACGTACTACGCGCAGATGGGCACCGCCGATGCCGCCGACGGCTCGGACGCGGTTTTCGGGGAGTTCATTCTGAAGCCCGACGCCGGGACTGGGAAGATGGAGCTTCGGCTGATCGATGACCCGACGGCGGGAACGCCGGTCATGTACGACATTCGCATCTCGCTGACCAGCGCCGGCACCCTGGCGCTCTACGACATCAACGCAGGCGCGGGGGCTGGCACCGACGTAACCGGGCTGTCTGCCGGCTGGCTTCGGGTGCGAGTGGCCCTCGACGGGTCGGGCAACGTGCGGACCTGGTACGCCCGGGAGGAGCACATCACCGCGTGGACGGAGGGCCCACAAGCCACGGGGCTGACCTCGTCCTCATCGTCGGTGTCGAACCGCTGCACGTTCGGGACCGTCACGACCGGTGATGACGTGGACTTCAAGTTCGTGGGGTTCTGCTTCTGGGCGTACCGCTGGGCGCCGGAAGACCTGAACACGAAGATCGGGGAGGCGTGGAGCAACCCGGACAGCCTGCACCCACGCTCGGTTCCCGGGCGGGCCACTGTCGTCTTCGACGGCCTCAAGGTGCGTGGCACTGGTGGGCTTGCCCGAAAGGGCGACAAGTACACGATTGCCACCCGGTACGACTACGCCGCGTCGCTGGCTTTCCCCGACGTGGAGCCCTCGCCCGGTCGCGCCTGGCGCTCGTCTGCGGTCACAGAGCATCTGTTCGTGCAGGACCGGGAGTCCGTCATCTTCTCGATCAACGCCGACACTTCCTACATGGACAGCACGGCAATCGCCGCGTTCTGGCGCGGGGCGAACTTCAAGCAGTTCTACCTGGAGGGCTACAACGGGAGCTCATGGGTCCAGTTGGGCGAGGGCGACGCATCCCACGGGCTGTCGTCGCTGGGCTTTGACCGGAGCGGCTCCCGGGTGCGCCCCTCGAGCGGCACGTCAACGGCGCCGTCGTACGTGTTCAACAACGTGCATGTGGGTGACACGTTCGACCTGGGTGCGGGTGAAGTCGCGGACCGGTACCGGAAGATCGGCCACAACGCCGAAGGCGCATGGACGGCGGGCACGGCGCGCACGCCGGTCATCACTCTCGACGGGTGCAACGGTAGCGAGGTCGGGTCTGGTACGGGCGCCATCTGGTCCCGAGACTTCGGCGTCGTCGTCCACGACCACACCGCGACCTATGAGCGGTACCGGGTGCGGATCCCGGCGCAGTCCACAGCTGACGGCTACTTCACCGGAACCCTGGTCATGGGCCCCGTCTACCCCTTCGGGCATCAGCACGACCACGGGTGGACGGTGGCGAAGGAGCGCCCGTTCCGCGACACCGTCATCCGCTCGGGTCGTCGTCGTCGCAAGGCGGTAGGCCCTCGTCGCCGCGTCCTCGACGTGGGCTGGACCTCGACCGTGATCAACGGAAAGCGGGCGTACCTGAACCAGACGACTGAGCTCGCGGACCACATTGTGGCCGGCGCCTCAGAACCGACCGCGTCGGTGCAAGACCTCGTCTCTCAGGTCGAGGGGCTGGTGGAAGCGGCAGGAGGCGAACCCATCATCTTCCTGCGGCGCGTCGTCTCGGGCAGCGCGTCCGAGAAGGTGGCCCGCCGCGAGGACTTCGTCTACGGGCGGATCATGAGCGACACGCAGCGCGACAACGTGCGGGGCGACGAGAGCTCCACACCGTGGGACCGTCTGAACACCATCCGCATCGAGGAGGAGGTCTAGATGGGCTGGCGCCCGTCAGACCACGCGGCGCGCGCTCGACGGTGGTTGCTCGACCTGACGTGGGGCGACGCCGTCTACCGCCTCTCAGACGACCATGTGACCTTCACCGGCTCGGACGGTGTCAGCTACTTCTACAGCGCCGGGCTCGTCGTCGGCGGCGAGGTAGAGCGCGCCTCCTACGTCGGGGAGGGGCCTGTATCGCCTCGTGCGCCCGTTGAACTCCACCTTCAGGGGCTGGTAGACGTTCCGGGTCGCATTGCCCAGGGCGTGGGTCTCGGGAGTGCGCGGGCCGTCCTGTGGCTCTGGATTGAGGGCACGACGCACCGAGATCGCGTGATCGACGGCTTCCTCGAGTTGCCCGAGTACGGGGAGGCTGACCAGGCGGTGATGGGGAGCCTGGTCGATGACCGGCTGATCAATCGCAAGCTGTTCCCGCCAGCGAACGCCCGCATGGGCGTCAGCGCGCAGAACCCGGGAGAGTATTACCCCTGGGTCATCGGCCAGCCCGGGACGGGTCTTGATGGCGCGGTCTACGGGTCACCTGGCCTTGTTTGGTCGGACAGTGGAGCGAGCCCGGGGCTTGTCGAGGAGATTCTCATCGCCGGCCACGCCGTCGGGGCTTCTCAGGTAGTTGTGAAGAATGCGAACACAGGCGCCTCGGACATCTTCACTGTGGCGACAGATACCGACGTAAACGGACGCACGGTCTCGATCGTGGATGTCACCACGACGGGCTGGGCCTCGGCGCATCGGGAGATGGGCGCCGCCTACTTCGTTCGCTGGTTCTCAAACGCTCTCAAGATTCGTGGCGAAGCCGTCAACGGCGCGGGGGACGTGCTGCTGTGGGCGATGCCACAGACGGACATCGTCTACGACGTGGGGGCGCTGCTGGCGGTCCGCGTCGAACTCAACCGGTACAAGATCGACTGCGTGATCGACGCCACGCCCGAGCAGCGCGTGGACCTGTGGGAGTGGGTCGTGGAGAACGTCTTGCCCATCTTGCCGGTGTCTGTGGCGCAGACAGACCTGGGGGTCCGCTTCGTGCTCTGGCGGTACGACGCGACGCCGGGAGACGCGGTGGCCGACCTGACGGAAGGCGAGAACGCATCACGGCTGGGCGATGTCGGCTACGCGTCCCGCGACGGCATCGCGAACGAACTCCGCTTCTCCTACGGGCCCTCGGCGCGCGTGGGTCGAACGGTGTTCACCGAGGTGGTCACGGGCCATGCACTGACGCTCGCGTCGGACGATGACGCCTCTCCGCACGTGGACTGCGTGAAGTCTGACCGGGAGTTCGGTCTGCTGCCCTACGAGTGGTCGTCCCAGGTGGTGTGGGACCCGGCGACGGCGGCGCGGGTGGCCCGCAACGAGGCGCGACGACGGGCACTACAGCCCCGACACGTGGGCTACGCGGTCCCGCCTGATGTGGGCGCCCCCATCGAGGCCGGCGACGTGGTGAAGGTGTCCGACGTTGCTGTGGGCATCGTGGAGGCGCTGTTCTTTGTGCTGCACAAGCCCGCCGATGAAGGCGAGTTCTTCGCGCTGCATCTGCGCGAGATCACAGCCCCGTAACGTCAAACGAGCCGTATCCCTCGCAGCCCTCCGGGTCCGTGACCGTCACGTCCCATTTGCCGTTACGCAACTCCCCGTCCGTCGCAGGGCTCCATGTCGCCCAGCCGTCGAAGTCGGCGAACTGAGAGTCGCCATCGACGGAGTAGATTTCGTCGCCGCGATCGACGACAGACACCCAGAGCATGTGCGGGGACCAGACGTCAGAGTCCACGCGGACTTCGATCCAGGACCAGCTGTCCGTGAAGTCCAGATCGACGGCCTCAACCATCTCGGGCGGGCTCGAGCACGCCTCGTCGGTGTTTTCGGAGGGCGCCTGGCATCCCGCCAGAAGCACCACAAACAGAAGTATTCCCCATCGCATGCCATGAGCATACGCCCGGGGGGTCTGTCTATTGCAACTTGCCTCCCGCGTTCGGTATTCGTGCGGTATCTTTGGCGGGCACAGGAGGCCCCATGGCTGATGTCCAAGTGACCGGTTCTTTCGTCCTTTCGTCCCTGGGTACCTCCTTCGTGGACGACTACGTCTGCCACGCGAAGCGGGAGATCTGCTTTTGGGAGGACGCAGGCGCTGCCTACGAGGTCGAGATCACGATCGATGACCAGACGGCGGCGCCGCTGACCATTGCGGCCAGCGCGAACCCGTATCAGATCCTCGTGGCGCCCGGGAAAGAGGTCGTGCTTCAGTTCAAAGCCGCAGCCGGGACTGTGACAATCAACGGCTACGCGAGCTAGTCGTGGCCTTCAAGAACCTGAACCCGCCCGCCAGCGGAAGCAGCGTCACCGAGACCGTCTACACGGGTGACGGCACGTCCGTGACGCTCGGCACGGTGTCGAGCAACCTCCGCACCATCTCGGGCGGCGGGCTGTCTGGCGTGTACAGCGGGTTCGACCCGGTGGCGTTCGACCCTGACTCGCTGATGTCGATCACCACGACCTCGGGCAAGACCCTGCCAGCCGTCTCGGGCAACGCGACCAGCGGTCACTACTCGTTCATGTCGTCGGCCAACTACTTCATTGCCGGTGCGTGCATCGTCTTCCCCGGTGTGATTGGCGACGGGTGCTACTTCGAAGTCGAGGACATGGAGTGCACCACGTCTCCGACGGACTCGTACTGCCGCATCAGCATCGGAGCTCTTCGCCTGAAGCAGTCCCCTTGGAACTGGGGCGAGTGGTGCGGCATGGAGCTCCAGCCCTTCACGGCCACCGACTATTGGGCTGGCGGCTGTCGGCGCGGCGGCGTCCTCGTGACCCAGACGAGCGCAACGGCGATGACTGCGGGGCTGCACACGTTCCGCGTCGAGGTCACGCGCACCGAGGGCTCTCCCAATGAGATGTCCGTGGTGTTCAAGATCGACGGCGTCGCTCAGGGCTCCGCGATGAACTACGCGCCGATCGCCGGCGCCAATTGGGCTATCGGCCTGGCTGGCGCCTCGGGCGCTGAAACCTGGCGCTTCGGCACCGTCACCACCGGGACGATGTGATGGCACACCGCTACACCGTGACGACAGACAACGACGACGGCACCCGCACGGTCGAGTTCTTCGTGGTGGCCGACGACGGCTCCGAAAGCCGCGAGAAGACCGAGACGGTCGCTGGCGACGACGCCGCTGAGGTGGCCGTCAAGGCGTGGGCGGCGCCGGAGGAGTGATGCTCTTCCGGGCCTGCGTCGCGGTGCTCGTGGCTCTCCTGCTGACACCTCGGGGGGCCGAGTGAGTGCAATGCCCAAGCTGCTCGACTTCCCGCCGCACGTTCTGAAGCAGATGGAGCGCGCCCGGGCAGAGGTGCGCCGTCCGGTGATGCAGACGCTTCGACTTGCCCGCGAGCTCAAGGACCCGCGGAACTGGAGCATCCCCGACGAGGACGCTCTGGCCACCGAAGAGATGGAAACCGTGGGGGTTGACGATGAGCGCAGAGGCTGACCTTTTGATCGCGCAGTTGGACCGCTTCGAGCGCTCCACCGGGCGAACCCTCGAGAAGCTCGCGGACGACGTGGGGGAGATCATGGCCTGGAAGATCGGTCATGAGTACATGGACGAGAAGGCGCACGCGCAGATCGTGAAAGACGTTGAGGCGATGCTGGCCGAGCATGTCGCGAGCGCAGAAGAGAAGGCCTCGGCCCCGGCGCCAGTGACTACGCCGGCCTCCCTGGTGCCCGCGCGCCCCGCGGCCCATGCGAAGCCTGGGTTCTTCGAAGACCTGTTTTCCACCCGCTGGGGACAGGGCGTCGCGGTGGCTGTCGTCATCTACTTGCTGCAGGCGGCGGGGGTGAACGTGGCTCAGAAGATCAATGACTTCTCCGTGCCGAACGTGTCCCCGATGACTGCGGACAGCGACGACGGCGACGGCGACGGGTACGGTCCTGAAAATGACAGCGATGCTGTCGGAGGACGCTACTGATGTGCGACGGACCCTACGGAGAAGACGACCACCCCACCATCTACTGCCCCGACGTGACCGACGGCGGGTTTGACTGCCCGGAAGAGGACGCCGACCAGGACGATGACGCTCTGACTTCTGGCGAGGCGCTGACGAAGTGGGAGAAGCTGGGCGAAGTCGTCTTCGAGACTGGCGAGAACTGCCAGTACGACGCCTCGCTTGCCACGGTGAACTTCAACGGCACGACCTACAACGTGACGAAGGACCCGACTCACGCGGCAGTCACCGACGGCAACGGGCGAACGTGGACGGTCCAGTATCTCGGCACCACCGGCCACGGCGGCGCCTGGCGGGTGAACGACTCCCGCGTCTGGCTCCACTTTGACGACAACGGCGAGAAGCGCCTACGGAAGTGTCTGCCTGCGTAGGCGCCTGCGCCAGTGTTGGCGTACTTTCCCGCCCCGATGACCGCGGGTCAGTTATCCTCTCCCGCATGTGGCTCGCTTACCTGTTCCTGGCCCCCCTGATGCTCATCGAGTGGCTGTTGGGCGGGCCGGATGCCTAGCTTCTCCCGCCGCTCCCTCGACCGCCTCGCTACGTGCCACCCCGACATTCGGGCTGTCTTCGATGAGGTCATCCGGCACCGGGACTGCACCATCATCGAGGGCGTGCGGGATCGCGAGACTCAGGCCGAGTACGTGCGGACTGGCCGCAGCAAGACGATGAACTCCCGGCACCTGAAGCAGCCCGACGGCTTCTCCCACGCCGTGGACGTGGCGCCGTACCCCGTCGACTGGCAAGACCCGAAGGCCTTCGCGCTCTTCGCTGGCTACGTGCTGGCCACTGCGGACCGCATGAAGGAGGACGGGCAGATCAGCCGCTCCCTGGTCTGGGGCGGCGATTGGGACGGCGACGGCAACGTCCGAGAACACAGCTTCTTCGACGGCCCCCACTTTCAACTGGAGAAGTAGATGGAACGTCTCAAGTCCCGCAAGTTCTGGGTCACGACCCTGTCAGCTGTCGCCGTCGTCCTCATCGTGGCGGTCTTCGATGTCACCGAGGAGGAGGCTGAGAAGGCGGTTGCCGGCCTCGTCGCGCTCGCGTCCAGCTACAACATCGGCCAGGGCTATGCCGACGGCCAGAAGGGCAAGGCATGACCGACGCCATCGAGAACCCCGCGGGCTACCGCCTCGAGGAGCCCAACTACCTCAACGTGGGCGTGCCTGCGCCAATCCAGAGCCGAACGAAGGGCGCAGCGTGGAGCAAGTACCACGACGGCCACCGGCAGGCGCTGCAGGCGCTTCTGGGCGAGCTCGGCTGGGCGCTCGTGCCCGAGATGAGCAGGCTGGCGAACAACGACGGTCGCGGCGCGGTCTACATGTTCCGCTCGTTCGACCCTCGCTGGCGTCCCGGCCAGTACCCCAACGCGCTCAAGGCGTACCTGCGTGACAACTTCGTGGACGTGGCGAACGCTGTCGAGCTCGCCGTGGCGAAGGCGAAGAAGCTGGTACCGGAGGGTGGGAACGGCGCCATGGTCGCAGTACGGCCCATCCTGGGGCTCGTGGGCGACATCGCGCAGGCGGTGGACAAGGTCCAGTACCTGCCCGGCGAGGAGTTCTGGAAGTTCGGAGACGCGGACTGACGCAAAGCGGGCGCCCCGGTCTCCCGAGACGCCCGCATCTGTCCGAAGACATCGA